ATTCGCTATTACTGATGTTTGGACTCAAACAATCCTTTTACCAGTCCATGAGCATGTCTTTAAGATTCTTAAAGGCATTGCCCAGGACGGGACTTTCGACCAGGACGCTCCGTTGGCTTTACTACGTGCACGGGTCAAACAGAAGGAGGATAAATCCGTCTTCTCGTATGACTTGTCGGCCGCTACCGATCGCTTTCCAGTTGATTTCCAAGTCCAGCTTCTATCAATGTTATATAACAGAGATGTGGCTGAGGCTTGACGATCATTGCTGGTGGATCGGGAATGGTGACTTCATGACGAATGTCTGAAGTATGCAGTAGGTCAACCTATGGGTGCCCTGTCATCGTGAGGAGTGTTCTCTCTCAGTCATCACTTCGTGGTCCAACTTTGTGCCAGTAGGTTAGGTTATAAGACCTGATTTACTGATTACGCATTATTGGGGGACGACATCGTCATAGCTGATTCCGGGGTCGCGAAAGCGTACCTTGAAATCATGACCGAGTGGTTTGGAGTAGAAATAAATCTATCTAAATCCATTCAGTCAAAGCTAGGGATGATGGAATTCGCGAAACGAATAGTTACTCCTGAATCTGAATTTTCGCCAGTAGGGCCAAAGAATATTATCTTGAGCTTAAAAGCTCCTGCTAATATCCCAACCCTTATTGATGATTATATTAAGAAAGGTGGCTGTATCGATTTTGCGTCTGTTGTGCAGGCTGTAGGAATGCTCACCCATGATATCGTTAAGATATCAAGAGGTAAGATGGAGACACTGCTTTGATCTATTGCTGGACCTTTCGGTTCAGTTAATAGTGGAAGTCGCTTTGGACCCGCGAGGGTTGAAAGTACACTTTCCTATTTCAAAGTTTATGGTGTCAGTTTGGATCTGATTGATGAAGTTTCCAATGCTCTCGATAGTGTCTTGATTGACATGATCGAAGAACAGAGGAAACGTGCTAGAGATAAGACTCGAGAGAGTCTTGCTCAGCTAACGTCAATTAGTAGTGTAATTGGGTTTGATGGTTTACCTCCAAAGGGTATGCCCTCCTTCACCTCGCTACAAATATCCGGTTTAGAGATATACTCCGATCTTTTCCAAAGCTCGCCAATTATAGTACCACAACATCCTACCGGTCTTCCGACCGTGTTCGATATTGTTAGGTATAAATTGGCTGGCCTACCGGTGGTGTCTCCGTTGAGTAACTGTTTAGTAAAACAAGTTGTACAACGTCCACGTTTCCGTCCAATAGGAATTGACTTCTTTATAAAGGTCAATAACAGCTTGAAAGAGTGGATGGAGTCGTAGCTTGAAGTGTGATTCTGTTTGCAG